TTGCATTCACAACAGCAGCGATCCGATCTTCCACTTCTTGTCTAGTGTATACTTCTGAACGACGATAAGTATTAGCTCTCAACATGTCATTGAACACGTTTGGCAACTCTTGCCAGTTTCCAATCTGGAACTCGCCAGCAGCTAAGTCTGTTCTAGCAGAGTAATACTTCTTACCAACTGGATCATAGATAACATCGCCAGTAGCATAAGGCGACAGATTGCTAAACTCACTAGCCAACGGATAGACATAGTCACCAATGACACTTGAGTCGCCAGTGACAGTTCCAATAACGATATCATTCACACCGTTGAACATCATCAACACTAAAGAACCTGCTTCAGTCTTAGTCCACAGTCCGCCAGTCTTTATATCTGGAGGTCTTCCAACACCTGATTGATTTGTTTGTACCGCATCGTAAAATCGATTTAAGACATCGGCTAAAGCACTACCACTTGTCGACGCAGCTATGATTGGAAAATCATTAGCATTTGTTATAGACATATATACTCCTTAAAATAAACTATTACGCAACTGGAGAGGACGTTCTTTACCCTGTCCTCTAGCCACCACATCGATTTTGCCAGATTCTGGCGCATCAGTCATGGCGTTACGCAGCTCAACATCGAAACTTAATCGATTCTTATTTGTGACTCTAGAAATCAAAGGCACCTCGGAACCATCCACACTGATAGCGACAGCAACATCGTCGAATATAAATGGAGGATCAAAGTATATAGTATTCAGTCCCATTGGAATCGTTACATCATTCTTAGACCAAATTCTATCTACTGCGTCTATGATAACTGATCCGTCTGTAACCACAACTCTAACATTTGGATCGTAAGACTTCGCTCTGATTCTAAATTCTACTAACTTTACCGTTGCATCTGTAACTGTGAAAGGTCTCCAGTCTGACCACTCTTTACCACCTGAGCCGATCATGTCAGCTTGATTTGCTAAAGTGTCCCAAGAAGAAATGAAGTTTAGTTCGCTTGTTCCGCGACCCTCTAACCAGCAATCCCAAAGTTCGGTTGGAGCATCGGAACCATTAGTGTATTCTCCGTGTGCTTGAATCTTAGACGAAATTCGAACCTCAAAGATGTGACCTAAGTCGATGATCTTCTCAAACGTGTAGAGACTTTCAGGTGCTGCTGCTCCGTCTGGTCCCGAACTTATCAAATCTCCAACACCGCCTGCAACTTCATCAAGTCTAACAACATCTGACAGTATATCCCAGTCTGACATCATCTTGTTGATAGCAATCTCTCTAACTGAGAAATTCTGCATAACACCTGGCCATAGCTTTAGTCTATCGTCTATGTCCTTGATGATTTCAATGTTCGGCAAGGTCTCCACTGTTGTTCTTCTACCCACAACCTTTGAGACGTTTCCTGATGTATCAGAAGCTCTAAGGAAATAGGTGCCAGTTCTAGCTCCAACAGAAACCGTGTTAGACGACCAAGGAACTATAGCCAGTGTTTGACTATTTGTCCAAGTTGGTAATGAAAGAGTCGGAGAATAACGTAACTCATAATAATCTAAGTCTGGATCTTTATTTTTATCCCACGACAACTGGATAGTCTCAGACTGGATGTTTAAGTTATATCCTTTTATATCTGACGGAGGTGTTGTGTCTCTAAGAAGCTCAATAGTAGTAGAGGCATCTACACCAGCAACCCCACCAGCTGTTAGAGGAACAACTCTGAATGTAATTGGAACACCAACCAAATTGGCATTTTCAAGCATCGATATCAAATGGTTGTAAGTGTAAGTTGTGGACGAACCTAAGAACGTCTCAGACCCACCTAGCACTGACATGTAAACATTTGCACGACTATATCCAAATCCACTAACTGTCCAGTCTAAAACAATGGATGCGTATGGTTTTCTATCAACATATATAAAAGATTGATTAGCCTTTAGACTTGCAATTCTAAGATCTGTAGAGTCAATTAAATCCTGCGACATTTCAGCATCCCAAGGTGGAATTGCTCCATCTTCTGCTTGGTAGATACCAGGCACATACTTTACTAGCGTAAGTTCGGCAGTTAAATCTGCTCCTGCTGAAACGCTTTGAACTATGTACTGTCCAACAATCCTCTCTGTCGTGCCTACAACCATTAGGTCGTCTGATTCAATACCTGTGACGTTATCTAGAGTTAGAAGTGTTCCATATGTGTCCGCAACAGCTGCGATTATTCTACCAGTTCGCACCATGCCATCAGACAGTCTTATCGAATAACCATTAGGTATCGTTGAGAAAGTTTGATTCACATAAACTTTGGTTTCGTCTACCCAAACAACCTTAACTGGCACTCCGCCAATCTTAGCAGCATCGTGCGCAACATGAACTAGATCTCCACGTTGAACTGCGAGATTCTCAATGTCCATGGTCACACTGAACATCTCACTTCTGTGAGTTCCTTGTGCTAACATGTAGCGACCATACTTCCAAGCTTGGTCTGGATTGGTGATACCAAAAGTGTCTAACGTCTCAAATACAGTTGCATTTGTTTCGTCGTAACCATCGTTGTATACTATCCGCTCTTCTTTCTGCCAGTTTATATCTGGTGCATTGTCTACAACAACTGAAGACTTTTCTCCGTTGATAAATGTGACCAGGAAAGCGTGAGGAATATCTGTGAAAGTTCTTCCACCTCTGAAACCCCAGGAGTTTGTAGGAGTAATCAACTGTCGAGGTGTTGTCTGCTCTCTGTCGATCAACACTCCATACTTACCACTTGTTGTAAACAACATTGTAGCATGGGCATTACTCAGAACAGAAGAAAGAAGTTGTTGCACAGTGGTCTTATAGTCCACTACACAGTTCACATAATATTTCTTGTCTTCACAGTGTTTAGCAAACTTGATAAAACTTTGCCAGTCTATTAAGTTGTCTGGAATTGGCTTTCTGTTAGCTTCACTCGTGAGAATGTCCAAAGCAATCCACGCAGGATTACTAGTCGGCTTGTCTACAAACGTTTCACCGTCAAGAGTGGTCCTGAGGATGGAGGTACAGAGTCCGCTAAGATTTGAGACATTACCAGAGAGTTTCTCTGATGCTGTGACTTTCATCTCCAACATCGTGTGTTTCTTGTTGAGATTGACAACAGATCCATCCTTGTAGGATTTCATCATTGTAACGACCATCGTCTCAGAAATGCGAGTATTACCAGAGTCGTCAGCATCTCCCTTGATGATTCTAAATTCAAACTCACCAACATCTGGAGGTGTAACAGAGATTACGGCGACAAATTGAGAAGATGTAGATCCTGAGATTCCAATCCTTTGATTCTGATCCCCAGTCCACACTTTACCATACAACTTTTTCAGTTCCCTAGATCTCTTTACATTCTTTGCTTCAGGATTCTCTGGATCAATAGGAGGAGGATCAACTTGTTCCCAAGCATTGACACCTTTTACAGATGATGCGGGTATGTCTCTCCAAGTGGTTTCACCTAATTTTCGATATTGAACGTTTATATATACCGAGTGTCCAGTAGCGTTGCCATTGTTATCGAAATAACAAAGACCACGTGGGAAAGATAAATCCACATCGAAAGCTGTAGTAGCTTGTTTGGTTCTGATTATTAATTCAGAGCCAGTTTTCAATGTATACTGGAACTGCTCGTATCCAACTCTATTTGTGAGATATGTAGTATTTGTTACATAGCTATTCTGATGCCAGATTAACTCTGGAGAATATGTAGAGGCTAGTGTGTCTCCAATCTTTAGGTCTTCAACTTGTATATTTCCAAGACCAAAATCGTAAAGAGATGCTATACTAGATTGTGTGCCAAGATTCGTGACCAATGGATTGGATGCCAACTGTGGGAACACTCTGTGTCGTCCGTAAACTCGAGCAACAGGTTGATACTTCTTCATGCTGTTGGACTGACCACCCAAACTATAAGTTGGAGAGGATGCCACACCAACACCAGAGGATGGTTGTGCTACACTTGGAGGTGGAATGAGAGCATTCAAAGCCATCATGCCTACCATGGAAATTCCCATAGCAACAACTTGACCTGCAATTGCAGATGTACCTACAGCAGCAGCCGTGCCTAAAGCTGACATACCACCAAGTGCGCCACCTACCAAAGCAGGTGCGACATACCAAGCAGCAACTACAACTGCGATTGTTAGGACAGCTGTGAGGACGTTCTTTCCACCACCACCGCCACCACCCTGTGGTACAAGGGTCAGGAGGATGCTGTCTTGCTCTTGAATCCAAAAGTTCTCTGGTTCATTGATCTTCATGCCATGGTTGAATGCCACGACATAGCCACGCATCTCAACTGGGATTGCCCTGTCAACTAATTCTTGAATGGTCTCACCAGGAACTGCTACAACTGAAAGCTCGTGAGCTCCACTAGGAGTCAACAATCTAGCCAATTGCTTTTGCTGTGTATTAGGTCTATCTAACACTTCTAATTCATCCATACCTAAATACTCCCGTTAGACGATGCTTCCAATTGACATGTGTAAGATCCTCGATACAGGACATACGACCTTTTAGACTATGTAGAAATTCTGAATCATTCAACATGATACCACAATGGATTTCATAACCCATGATTCGAAATGTGACGATGTCACCGTGACGAGGAGTCTCTACCTTTAGCCACTTGTCTCCTAGACCATGCTTTGCCGAGTCTATAGCCAACTTAGCGACTGCCTCATTGTCTAGCTCAGAATACATGTATGTAGGTAATAATTTATTTAGTTCATTCTTAGAGTACATCTTACAGATGCCATAGCAATCCGCACCTTCAAGACTTTCTCCGCCTATTACATATGGTATACCAATATATTGTTCGGTGCTCATCCGATACCCTTTCTTGTAAATAATTTACCATAACCCTCTCGTGAAGGGTTACAGTCAATCATCTAAACATACCTGGAAAATGTACAGGGTCGTACACTTCACTAGGGAATGCACTGGACATCACATTTACAACTTCGAGTTGCCCAGTTATAGTTAATGCGTCGTAAGTCACAGAGCGAAGCTTTAGAAAATCTAAACGCTTCTCTACTATGTCTGGATACGCACTGCTTACTAACTCCACTTTTAATTCGGGAGGAGTCAATTCACTCCTGATTGCTTCGATAATTTCATTTGATATGTTTGAGATCTTCAAACTGATCTTTGGAAGAGTTTCACCGTCATCAGAAGGTAGAGCTAGTTGAAAAGGAAACGGCAAGTACTCTATACCTTGACTCGTCACTGGCTCGTTGTTGTTAACTAAATACAAAGGAGGTTTGCCCTTTGCATATATAGTCAACAAGAAGAACCATGCGACTGGAGAACTTGTATCCTGTATCGCACTGATATTCTGACTGTACATTATAGAGTGCTCCATTCGGGCATCTGCTCCCATTTCATACTTGCAGCGAACACATTAGAATCTATCCACTGTATAGTAGGAAACTGCGAACAGCGAACTACCATCTCTTTACCATCTATAGGTCTCTTAATCCTAGTTGGAATAGAGCCACCTCGTTGGTCGACTCTAAACCATTTAAGAAAGTCCTCGTACTGCTCTGCTTTTAGATTGACCTTAGAATCTATATTCATGATCAAGCCTGTGGTGCGTCGCCTAACTTTGATAGACATATCTTCCATCTGACTTCTAATTGTATTAGAAAGAAAGGTCTCGCTCCACTCAGCCATACAACCATCAATGGATGCTGGTCTTTGTGCTATAGTAATTGTCATGTTGTTCCTTACAGTTATGCCGCAGCTCTATTAAGACCGTAAGCAGATTTCATAGATTTGTCCATTTGTCCAGTACCAAACATGTCCTTAACTTTCTTTTCGATAAGAATGTCAACACTCTTCATACCATCAGCATTTGTGTTCTCAGTAGCAGTCACTTCTACAGCAGCATTGTTGTAGATATTAACTGTAGTTGGTGCAGACGACACACCAAGTTTACCATCGGAACCACGCTTCAGAGGCATGATAGCTTCTGCGCCAGCTTCTCCCAAGACTCCTAAACGTCCAAATGTTCCACCCTTCGCAAACTTGAAGAGAGTAGGACTGTTGTACACGCCATGTGCCAGACCAGTACCATTCTCGAATGAACCACCCTTAGCAAATGGGTTTAGCAACTCTGGACCAGCATTACCTGCAAAACCCATTCCCAAGAAACTCTTGAAGGATTTGATTAGAGGTTGCATGATCAACATCTGCATCATGATCTTAGCCAAGTCTTTGACTACAGAGGTGGCGAAGTCGCTGAACGAGAACTTGGCTTGTCCCAAATTATCGATGAAGTTGTTGACAGCGTTGCTAGCATTAGATCCGATAGAAACTGCTATATCTTCACCTAACTTTTGCATGTCACTGTTCACACCTTGGATATTGTTCCGCAGCTTTTCCCATGTCTCTGGAGTGATACGACCATCTGCTAGAGCTTGATCGATGTATGCCAACTTGAGTGGCATCTCTTCGAGTTGTTTGTTCGCATTGTATATAGCGATGTCCATCTCTGCGTAGATGCTAGTGTCAAAACTGCCTAGCTGAGCATAATACTGTTGAGCAGAAATCTGTCCAAGTGCGAACTGATCATTCAACTCTATCAGTGCGTCCTTGTTGATCTGCATCTGCTCTTGGAAGTTCTTGCTAGCTTCTCTGACTTGAAGAGTTCCCTTTGCAATTGTAGCACTTTCAAACTTCTTGACTACTTGCTCTCGAGCAGATAGAAGTGCTTGAATTTTAATCGGATCAGTTGCCTTAGCGAGCTCTGCATCTAATAGTTTGATCTGATCAGTTACACTCTTCAGAGATCCTCCGACCTCTTGATCTGTGATACCTTTCAGCCAAGCTGTCATCGGAGACTGTGTAGACTTCTGTAACTTCTGTAGTTCTTCGTTGAGGACCTTGAGAGCTTTTGGATCTTTTGTCTCAGATATCATCTGTTGGATCGTAGCTATCTTCTCTTGGAATCTACCAGCTTCTTCCACATTCTTCTTAAGCTGCTTTTTGAACTCAGCGAGCCAAGGTGCGTCTTGTACTCTTGGTGTTCTATTTCCACCAGATTCATCAATCTCAGCAGCACTAGCCTTCAGTTCAAGTTTAGTACGAGCAAGTTTCTCGTTCAACTTTTGAAGTTTAGCATCCAATGCTGAAGTATCAGAACCAAAGAATTTGTTGAAAGATATCTGCAATTCAGTTAGATATATATCAGCTTCTTGTAAAGTTATAACTAACTTATCCCAGTATAGAATAAATGCCGTTATGCCGAGTATCAGTGCTCCCCAACCAGTAGCTAAAGAGAATGCCCTAGCGGCCACCGTGGCTAATCCAAGTGCGGCTACTAGCTTCACTCCGATAATAGTTACGAGACCTGCTAACGCAACACTGACCAATTCTATATTATCTGCCAGCACCGTGAACAAAGAACCCGTGTTAATCAGGAACTGCTCAAACATCTGCTGTAAGATTCCTAGATACTTTGCTAACTTTTCATTTAGCATGAATCTTTCTGAGATATCAACTTGGAACTCATTCCAAGAAATCTTCATCCTGTTGATAACCTGCTCCATTTTGAGGGGCATTTTCTCGAAGTCTTTATCAAATCTGTCTTTTGCACTGGCAAGTGCTGCGACAAGGATCTCTGTAGTAATCACACCTTCAGAGCCTAACTTTCTAAGCTCTCCACTGGTTCCGTTGGCTGATAATCCTATTTCTTTTGTGTATCTAGCGATCTCATTCGCAATTGCTGGTTGTCTCTCGAGCAGAGAGATCAATTCGTCGCCTCTCAATGCTCCAGAGCCTAAAGCCTGTGCGAACTGAAACACAGCACCAGCAGCTTCTTTTACAGAGCTCGTTACAGCACCAATCTTCAAGAAGGTACTGGCAGTTTCTTCAATTTGTTTATTGCTGTATCCTAAGTTGATCATACCGATCGACATACGTCTGATAGCATCAGTCGCTACTGGCACTGCGATACCAATGTCTTTTGAAACTCGATAGATCCTCTTGATCATGTCCTCGGCATCTTCACTGGAACCCATAAGGTTAGTGAAGGAAGACTGTAAAGCTAAAATGTCCTCACGAGCTTTTGTAAAACCTGCAAAGGCTTGAAACAGAGAGGTTACAATAGCAGTAGCGTTCCGCAAACCCTGAACACTACGATTGAACTTTTCTAGTTGCCCTTGAAATCCAGCAAACTGACCTTCGATTGCCTTGGAAGCTGTCCCAAACCCTTGTAGAGATTTAGTGGCTTGAGCCATGCCCTTCTCGAAGGCAGCTGTTTGTGCTTCAAGGGTGACGACTAGTGCGCCTATGTCTTGTGAACCTGCCATCTATTATCTCCTTCTGCTGTAACCACCACGGATGGCCATTCGACCTGCTTCTTTGAACACTTCGATCTTCATGCCATACACTACTAGGTCAGCAATCTCTCGCTTGTGGGTGTTCCAAGTCTTTTCGATGTTAGTACCTTCGGATTTGAAACTTGGAGTTCCTCTAACCTGTGTACCGTCTTTCCTTTTGTAGGCTTTTCTGCCAACGTCCAATACTTTATAGTAGCTTCGGTTGTTCAATCCAACCTTTACTTTAGCATTACCTACATACTTCATAGTAATAGACTTTCGCAACAGACCCTTGTCACCCCTAGGTGCGGCTCTGCGCATGTATGTTCGTAAACGAGAGCCAGCTTTCCTGACTCCCGCTTTTACTACTCTTCGTTCGACTACCTCTGGCAACTGCTTCATTAGAGTCAGAAGGTCTTCAAGTCCTTCAAGTTTATACGTTACTGTTTGGTCGCTCATCCTGTCAATCCTTTTACTAAGTTGTCTGGATTGTCAAGAAGATTCTTCTTGCCACCAAGTTTTCTATGCTGCTCTTCCTCTCGTGCTTTACGAGCGAAGTACAGATTCCAATTTGTATATTCTGTGATCGGCATGTTCTCTTTGAGTTCATACACAGGGACATGAAGATTTTCTGCTAGAATGTGCAGTCCATACTCGTAGTCGTTTAGGTCTTTACCACTTCGTTGCCCAATCCAGAAACTTCAATAACGGATTGCATGAGTGTCATGTATTCGCTGAGACCTAGGTTCATGATGCCCTCTCCAAGAAGAGTCACACCGTCATCCTTGAAGATCGAACCCTTCACGAGTTCCATTTGGAATGCCTTGGGATCTTTCTCCATCAAATCCATAATTGGAAATAAAACTCCAACAGTTGGCTCTTTGATAATGTATGTTCCACTTTCCAGTGTAATTTGTTTTGTTTTCATATTGCTCTCACTTTTAACGTCTCACCAATTAAAAGACAACGGAAAGTAGGGTGAGCAACTACCTTGTCGGCTTTCGCCTATCCGTGTCAAACTTTGAATCCTTGGGAGTCCTCATAGGACCACTGCAAGGGTAATACTGTGAAGCCGAACCCCTCTATAACCTTCATCGAAGAAAGCTTTGAGGGGTCTCTAAACCTCTACTCTAAGGCACTCGTGAGAATGCCCTAGATAGATTCTTAGAACAAGTGTTTAGGTTTGCTACCTAAAGTGGCTGTTCCATTGAAACCAATCGCGCCATCAAGTGGCAAATCCCAAGTCATCTGACTTACGATAATTGGAGCAATGATGTGGCCATTGTCTGGTAACTCGATACGAATCCAACGAGTTAGACCATCTTCAGCTGCGTCTAGCAAAGCTGGGTAGTCTTCTGCTGTGATGTCCACATAACCACCAAAGGTCAGTGTACCAGCTTGAACTACAACTGATGGAATAGATGCTGTTGGATCGCAATAGGTTCCGACAGAAACAGTACCAGGTGTGTCAGAGTTAACAGCCAGTGCATTCAAGCACAGGCAAGTTACATTGCTGAATACCTTAGTAGTACCAGCGACAGTTGCTGGAACAGTCTCACCAGTAGTGTCGGCACCAATCAGTTCGATCTCAGTAGCACTGGTGTTGGCACCAGCTACGAAAGTCTTACCGTCTAGAGTTGAAGAACCAGTACCTTCTACAGTTACTAGGTCACCAGCTTTAGCTGTGTTTGCGGATGTGATGATAGTTGGTTTTCCAGCAGTAATGTCAGTGATCGTGCCAGCTGTATATGATGTCTCATTTGCGGCAGGACCAGTCATGCAGATTTTTACGCCTTTTGACGATTTTGCACTCATATGTAATTCTCCTTAATTGAACAAGTACAGGTATTCAACTCCTACCGTAACTTGATAGTACTTATTAGCGTCACCACCAGAGAATTCTTCTGGTGCTTGATCGTTTAATAGTGTAATTTTCCCAGATGGGTCTTTGTTGGTCATAAATTTATTGACAATGTTGGTAGCATACTCCATAACTTTATCGTCACCAGTCCCTGGTTGCCCAGAAACTATAATGTCGATTACGCCATGTTCTTCCTGTTGATTGCAGAATGTGTTAGACTCTGTATACTCATGACTGAACTCGAGAGTACACCAATAGAGATCTTGAGGATCCTCTTCGATGTTAATAGTGTCGTAGTATGGAATTTCAGGATTATCTTGAATCCATGTGCGAGCCATATCTCGAACGTATTTTCTTGACATTATTTACCTCGCGTTGTAATCTTGAATCCAATCACAGTATCATTCAGACGAACAGGTGTTACAGTTTCAGCTATATACTTCTCGTCGTTGATTACGAAAGAGTCAAACTTTTCAGGAACAACCGAAGAGAAATCTCTAGCCTTCGCTGTGAGAGTCTTACCAGCGAGAGCGTATGCGTTGACATTCGGTTGATCTGTGTTACTCATTTTAGAGAAACCTACAGTAATCTTCTTTGTGGTCTGTGTTTTAGTATTCGTCCACACAGCCTGTACACCCAACAAGTCAATAACGGTAATGAATGCTCCGTCTATTTGATTGTATACTGTGTTAGTTAGCATGAATGATCCTTATAAGAATTTAACAGATGGAAGTATGGACCATACTGACCCCATGCTGCTGTAAGTGCCGCACTAGCCGAAGTAGTCGTGCCAGCATTGTTGAAAGACACCGTTCCTACATCTGGAATATTAATACTCGAGATAGAACCTGTGTTCACTGCTGGTGCACTTGCGCCACCCGTACCAGACATTGCCTTATCTATAGATGCGTATGTAGCATCAAAGATTCCCCACAGTGCTAATTCCAAATCCGCAGGGAATACTCGATAACCAGCAGTGTAGATTATCCTCAACTCTTCAGCACGATTATAACTCTTTAGCTCAATTCTACCTAATAGGTGATGAACTTTATACTCTGGGAAGTTTCCATCAGAATCTACTATCTCTGTAATTTCTTCAATAGGATATCTTTTTAGCGAGTACTTCTTAGTAGTTTGATAGTAGAAACTAGCAACTTCATCTTGTACCCACACAAAATATCGATCACAGAAGTTCTCTGCGATGGCTAATGCTGCGTTGATAGACCCAATGATCTGAGGATCTTTGGATGTGTCATCATCATCTAGACCAACTCTAACTCGAGCAGATTTTAAATCAAAACTCATATGCTCTCCTTATGGTGAATTGGCTGTGATATCGCCATTAGCGATGATAGTGTTGAATCGAACATCTGTATTCAATGTAGCTTTAGTAGGCATTGCAGCTTCAAGTGCCACTACACGAGCTACTAGAGAATCGAACACTGCCTGAGTGATCTCACCAGGAGGACCCTGTGGACCAGTAGGACCAGTCTCACCTTGAATTCCCTGTGGACCTGGCACTGTTGAATCTGCACCAGTTGCACCTACAGGACCTTGCGGACCGACTTCTCCTTGAATACCTTGGATGCCTTGGTCGCCTTTTGGACCTTGGGCACCTGTTAGACCAATGTCACCTTGCGGACCGACATCGCCTTTATCTCCTTTAGGACCTTGAGCACCTGTAGCACCAGTTTCACCAACAGGACCCTGTGGACCTACAACACCTTGTTCGCCCTGTGGACCAACAATCTTACCAGCATCCTCGAAAGCAGCTAGCGCATCATCCCACACCCAAGCATGTTGAGTGTCTTCTAGGATATAGAGATCACCGTGCGTAGCAGTGGCTGGAAGATCGGCTTCGCTAGGAACCCGAGCAATAAATGTAATGCCCAATCCTGGGATACCCTGTGGACCTTGAGGACCAGTGGCACCAATTGGACCTTGCGGACCCATAGGACCTGGTACAATAGATGCGGCACCAGTTGGACCTTGGTCTCCCTTTGGACCTGTAGGACCTTGGACACCTTGTGGACCCATTGGTCCGACTTCTCCAGCAGGACCAGCAGGACCTGTAGGACCCATTGGACCAACATCACCTTTTGGACCAGCGACAGGACCAGTGTTCTGCCACTCAACTCCATTCCAAACCCATAATTCACCATTGATCAACCAACCGTCACCAAACTCACCAGTAGGTGGGAGTTCTGACTGTGAATTGAGAGAGCCATTAATAGTGAGACCAGTGCCAGGAGGACCGACAGGACCTTGAGGACCTTGGGGACCAACTGGACCAGGTTCACCCTGTGGACCAGCAGGACCTTGTGGTAAATTATTTAAATCATTAAAATTGTCTGGATAACCTGACATAGACTTCTCCTATTCTGCGAGTGATGCCACATCGACAAACACTCAACGAGGCAGATTATAATTCTAGTATTAGGGACACTGCTAACTTTTGCTAACAGTGCCCTTCATGCTTACTTCAGTCTTTTACCTATAATTCTGCTGCGTGATGTTCTTGTAATAGTGACAGGACCAGATGTAGAGGCACCACCAGCGCCACCAACAGCACCAGCACCACCAGTTCCACCTTCTAAACCAGCAGCACCACCGTCGCCAGCTTTGCCCCAGTTAGTAGAGTCGCCACCAGCTCCGCCAGTCAGTAAAGCACCAGCAACAGCATTGTCAGGTGCGGCATTGTTCCCAGTACCGTTGGCACCAGGATTGCCGTAACCAGCACCTCCACCGCCACCGCCACCAGAGCCTTCACCACCCGAACCTGTAGCACCACCTCCGCCACCACCACCAGCGAGTGTTCCGAGGTTGTTGAATGTACCAGCTTCAACTGATACAAAACCAACACCACCAGCACCACCAGGAGGAGCAGTAAAGTCGTGACCAGAGCCACCTCCACCACCGCCACCTCCTCCACCACCTACAATAGATCCCGAGTTGTTCACAACCCAAGTTGCAGCAGTAGAGTTCATGTACATTGCGTTACCACCAGGACCACCAGGACTTGGAGGTTGACCAACACCACGTGCACCAGCAGATCCTACGATCGTACCGTTGTTCGAGATGTTGATAGTGTCACCAGCAACAAACGTGTCTCCTAATTGGAAACCATAAGTTGAAGTACTGGAACCAGTTAACACAACATCAGCATTGATAATTACATTAACGATAGAGTTTCCAGCAACATACTCTGCAGGTAGATTCGCAGACAGAACAAAGTCTGACTGAGAAGTGGCAACTGTAACATTAACCACAGCTCTAGAATCAGAGTTGACTGTTACTGTTGTTGTCACAGGCTTGCTAAGCTCATTTGGTGTAAATGTTACTGTGTAAGTTCCAGCAGCACGGTAAGTATAGTAAGCTGTACCATCAACAGTTGTAGCTGTACCAGCAGGTATCGCAGGGACACCTGGCGTAATCACTGTAACTCCGTCTACATCTAACACTGGAGGAACTTCTGCTACAGAGTCACCAAAGTCGTACACACCACCACATGGAATATCAAGTCCAAAATAAACATTTAAGAATGTTGGTGTTGGAGTAATTACATATGGAATACTTGCGTGCGAGATAAACTCAACAGTTGCTTCATAGTTATGATCGTTAGGAACATAGCGAATTGTGAATGTACCGTCTCTACCGTAAGTATAAGTACCTGTACCATCTGCACTAACTAAAGAACCTTCTGGAACAGCTGGAACAGCAGGAACCTCTGGAACCTCAGGAGTGATAATCGTTACACCGTCTTCACCCAATACAGGAGGTTGATACGGAGTGCCAGGAATTTCAGGCACAGGATCACCAAAGTAGTAAACACCAGGCAAAGCTGGCGAAGAAGCTAAGGTGGCTATGCGATCATCACGAGATGCAGTGATAGAGTACGTAGTGCGAGCAGGAGCGGTCACAGCTAAAGTGACAGGCTTGCTCAACTCGTTAGGCTCGAAAGTGATTGTATAATCACCAGGACGAGGATAAGTGTACTCTGCGATACCATCAGTAGTCGCAACGACTCCCTCAGGAATTGCAGGAGCAGGTACTACATACCAATCGTTATCACTAATCTGCTGAATGTTACCAGTGTCAAGTACGTTCAACGCTAAGGTCGAAACAGCACCTGTAGCACCATCTGTAAAAGTTACTGTATAAGTACCAGCAGCAGGATATGTGAACACACCAGTTGTGTCAACCGTTGCAGCAGGATCTCCGTATGAATAGGAGCCAGCAGAACGACCAGACTTAGTAGCTTTCAATTGACGAATCGATCGAGAACCTACTTTTACAACTGAACGAGAGAAAGCAGTTACACCGTCATTTGTAAATGTGAACTTGTATGGAACAGGCTCAGGAGTTACACCATCCGCACCTAATGTAGCATCAGGTGTTGCGATAATGTGAGCTTTATACACACCAACAACCTCGGCAACTGCATCACCCATTCTATACTGACCACCACATGTCGGAGACAGGCTTAGCGTTTTGTATAGGAAATATTCAGGAGATGAAATCACATAAGGAATACTTGTGTGTGCAATAAAACTTGAAGTCGCTTCATAGTTATGGTCGTCTGGTACGTAACGAATTGTATACGTTCCTTCACGAGGATAGACATATGAACCAGTACCATCGGCAGATACAAGAGTACCCTCTGGAATCGCTGGGACAGCTGGAATGACATTAGTCAAGATTTCATCAGGACTTGTTTGTGCTACAGGATCAACATCAGGAACTATCAAAGACAGAGTCGACACAGCAGCTGTAGAAGTCTCTGTAAAAGTCACTGTGTAAGTGCCAGCAGCAGTGTAAGTCATTTGCGACACACCATTAACTGAATCATTGGTAGTTGCTTCGACATCACCAAACGCATACAGACCAGGAGCACCAGTATCAAAAGTGAAAGTGAGTGGGACTGGAGCGTACAGTGGAGTAGCTGCAATATGTTTCTTGTAAGTTGCAGGAACTTCTGGTACTTCAGGTACAGAATCACCAAAGTAATATACACCAGGCAAAGCTGGAGAAGAACTTAGTGTTGCTGTGCACTCATCTCGTGGAGTAGAGATTGTATATGTTGTACGTTCAATAGCACTTACAGCCAATGTGACAGGAAGACTCAACTCATTCGGATAGAATGTGATTGTGTAATTGCCAACACGTGGGTAAGTGTATGTGCCAGTACCATCAGTAGTGTCTACTCTTCCAGCAGGAATTGCAGGAACCATCGGAACCAACGCTGTGATTTCTTCTACTGCGCCAGTCTGTGCGACAGGTGCATCATCCACAACTAAAGAGAGGTTCGA